GGCGAGGTTGAAGAAGATGGAACATCAAAATACGAAGCAATCAAAGTTATTGAAGCCTGGGATCTAAACTTTCATCTTGGTAATGTCGTCAAATACATTTCCAGAGCAGGCAAGAAATCAGAAAACAACATTGAAGATTTAAAGAAAGCAGAATGGTATTTGAATCGTTATGTCGAGTTCATACAAAGAAAAAGTAGTTGATTACATCAATGAGGTTCTGGATCAAAAAAGACCAGAGTTTAATAATATCGCAACGTGCCCTTTTGCTGCGCCAGAGTTAGCGAACGATAAGTTAATGATCGCAATGTTGGGTGAGGACGACAAAGGATTAAAGGATCTACTAGAAGAATTCCAGCAATCTGATTATGATAGCACTCTTATTTGTTTTCCTCACGATATGGATGCTGATGGAACCAAAGTTATACAAGCGCTTGTTAATAAGATCTTAAAAAGACTTGGAATGAACGAATACAAGACAATCTGCTTTAATCCAAATGATAAGGTAGAAGTAGAAGGATTCAATCCAAGATCCAAAGCACCTTGTTTTATGATCAATGTCGCACACAAAAAAGTGTTAAATGATGCGCACAAGTCCTTGCGCAAAACAAAATACTATGATAAGATAAACAAAGAATACAGAGAGTTTCTAAAGATCAATGAAGAAGATAAGACGCCACATCCCGGGAAAGCAAAAGAAGAACAGGAAAGTAGTTCAGGAAAGACTTGAAAAGCAAGCAGCCAACTTTGGTAAGCACCCAAAGGAATGTTGCGTTTGTTCAACTCCTTTTGAGAGAACCAAAGAAACAGTTAAAACTTGGCAAGTTGTAATAAAAAGCGAGAGAGTTCGCTTGACTTGTCCAGACTGTTGGGCTACAATACAGGAAGCAATGGAGAACATAGAATGATAGAAGAAGCCCAGGAGAATATAAAAATGAAATTTGATCTTGTGATTACAAACCCCCCGTATCAAAATTCCCAACACACTGAAAAGAAGAATACCTTATGGAGAGATTTTCTGGCCTTAGGAATTGAAGAGTTGGTAAATGATGAAGGTCACCTATCTTTGGTTATCCCATCCTCATGGATGGGTTCAAACCAGCTCTTGACAAAATACTTTCTTCCATACAACCTAGAGTCTGTCAATAAAGATGAATGCCGCCGCCACTTTCCGGGCGTCGGGTCAACATTTTCATATTTTATTATGGGTAAAAAACCGTATCAAGGTAAAACAGAAATTATTAACAAAGAAATAAATGGGCAAATTACAGTTGGAAATTATGATATTAATTCTTGTGTTGTCGATGCATTTCCAAGAAATATATCCTCTGTATCTGTTTCGATTGTAAATAAAGTTTTACACCAAAACCACGAGCGACTTGGTATCGTAAACAACACCAAACATCACAGCGTTCACAAAGATCGATGGAGAAATGAGAAAAAAGATAATTTCATATATCCTGTACAAAATACGCCTTCGAAGCTTTATTGGTTTAACACAAGACACATTGATCAAGGAAAAGGAAAAGTACTGATTCCAACTACAACTTACTTTAGAAGAATGAGTTTGAGCACATATGGAGTAACGCAAAGTTTCTGTTATTATTTGATTCCGGAAGATGTAGAAGCCACGACAGCGCTGCATAACATTAATAATATTGTGTTTGATTATATAAATGAGTGCTTTAGATATGCCAATTGGAATAGCGTAAGATTACTACGAAAACTGCCGAAGATCCCAATGACACACAAATTAAGCGAAAGAGAGATTTATGATTTTTTTGATTTAAATAGTGATGAAGTTGAAGAGATTAAAAAGACAATTACTTGGAGATAAGATGACCATCCAGAGAAATAAAATTAGAAAATACACCAACGGAGAAATCTTTACTCCAATAGAGTTAGTAAATGAAATCTTAGACAAGCTACCAAAAGAATACTTTACAGATTCCTCAAAAACTATTTGTGAACCTAGTGTAGGGGAAGGCATATTTTTAGTAGAGATTTTACGTCGTAGATTAGACAATGGTCTATCAAGCACAGAATCTTTAAAGACTCTCTATGGACTTGATATTATGGAAGACAATATTTCTGTATGTAAGCAAAACCTTTTGGAATTATCTGGTGATTGTGAAGAACACCGCAAGATTGTTGATACCAATATTCGGTGTGAAAATACACTAGAATATGACTTCAGTTTTAAGAAAAAAGATAGTGTCTAAACACAGGAAGCAATGGAGAACATAGAATGATAAAAGAAGCACTCACATATAATGACGTATTAATCACACCCCAGTTTTCAGATATTGAATCAAGAAAAGAAGTATCATTATCATCAAAGTTAGGATTTATCGAGTGTGAACTGCCGATCATAGCCTCCCCGATGGACACAGTATCGGAAGAGCAAATGGCGACAGCAATGGATTCCAAAGGTGCCCTTGCTATACTACACAGATATAACAGCATTGAAGAACAGGCAAGTATGGTTACTGCTGTTCGAAAAGAAAGTTCATTAGTAGGCGCCGCAGTTGGAACATCAGGGGATTACCTTGAAAGAGCCTATGCGTGCTATGAAGCAGGCGCCGATGTAATATGTGTTGATGTTGCTCACGGTCATCATATTCTTATGAAGGCTGCGTTAAGACAGTTAAGGCAGATGGTAGGTGATGATGTTCACATAATGGCTGGGAACATAGCAACCTTAGGCGGATACAACGATCTTTGTGATTGGGGTGCGGATTCTGTTAGATGTAATATAGGTGGAGGCTCAATCTGTTCAACACGCATTCAAACCGGACACGGTGTTCCGGGTCTTCAAACAATATTTGATTGCGCCAAATCAAAGAACGCTGGATCGATTCCTATTATCGCTGATGGAGGCATTCGCAACTCGGGTGATATTGTAAAGGCTCTTGCTGCTGGCGCTGACTTTGTAATGTTGGGCTCTTTATTGGCTGGAACAACGGAATCCCCGGGCGACATTATGATTGGTCGGGATGGAAACAAACACAAGGCTTACAGAGGTATGGCTTCAAAGGACGCTCAAATGTCTTGGAGAGGCAAGACAGCATCTTTGGAAGGAATCGCCACAACGATCCCATATAAGGGGTCAGTAATAAACATTCTGGACGATCTAGAAAGAGGAATCCGTTCAGGTTTATCATACTCCGGCGCCAGAACCATTGATGAACTACAAGCAAAAGCACACTTCATCCGACAAACAGCAAGTGGGCAAACCGAAAGTGGAACCCATATTTTAAGATGAAAAAGTTTCCTGACCATCATTCAGTTTTATCATTCTCGATCGATTCAAAACTTCACGAGAACTTAAAGATAAGATTGTTTTATGACGAGATTAAAACACAAAGCGAGTTCTTTCGTTATTGCGTGGAATCTTATTTAAGTCAGGATCCATTATTCATAGCTTTCTTAGACGATTACAGAATCAATAAAAAAGTTCAATCTAAAAGAAAAGTTACGAAATCTCGCCAGTTGCGCGAGAGTAGCGAGAAAGTGTTACAAGAACTCGCATTAACCAAAGAAGATATAGAAAATATCTTTGATATACTAGAAGAGGATTTACCAGAACTATGAAAGACTGCGCTATAAAATGTTATACACACGATGTGCCCTGTGCTCAAAAGGAATGTAGGCTACACTTAGACTATGAGGATGACTTAAACTGTACTGATATTGCTGTTTATAAGCACGGCGAGATGACGCTAGAACAAATAGGAATAAGGCACGGCGTAAGCATCGTCAGGGCAAAGCAACTTGTTGATGGCGCTCTATTGAAATTAAAAAAGACATTATCAAATGAAAATACTATTTAAAACAGCATATTCACGAACAATGTTAGGAGTTTTGTAAAAATGTCTAAGAAATCACTTTTGAACGAGTCACAGGTTCGCCAGTTCATGAAGCTAGCGAAGCTTGAGCCTTTATCCCCAGGCTTTGTTGAGGGACTTAAAGAAGGCGCAGGCCGTATGCGTATGCGCGATGAAGACGAACTAGAAGAAGTTCGATCTGATGCCGCAGGTGGCGGTTTAGAGGATGCCCGAAGAGGTCACGGCAGAGGCCGAGGACCAACCGATCGTCTTGAAGAAGAAGAGGATATGGAGATGGACGTTGACGCAGCCGAAATGGAAGACGCTGCTGGAGACGACGAAGAGATAGAGATGGATGCTGAACTAGAAGCACCAGTTGACGCCGATGTAGGTGGAAAGATGGTTGCTGTTGATGATTTCCTCTCCGCGCTAGAAACTGCTTTGGAGTCCGCAATGGGCGAAGAAGTTGAGATTGATGCTGATGACGCTGACTTGGATGACGAGCCAGCAGAACTTGAAGCCCCAGTTGATGACGCTCCGGTCGATGATGAGATGGGAGCAGATGATGCTCTTATGGAAGCAGTGACAAAGAGAGTAGCAAAGAGAATCCTTATGGAGGCACTTTCTACAAAGAAGTAGTTGACAACAGAAGACTCTTAACGTATATTAAAGACCGCGATCATTCGCGGTCTTTTTTATTTTGGAGGAAAAATGGAAATATCAACATATGAACTATCAGTGTTCGCAGTGCTTTCTTTCTTTGCGGGCGCTTTTGCTAGCATTTATATATCTCGTCTATTGGATGTGATACACACTTGGAGAATAGTAAATGAAGCTATACTAAGTATCTTATGGATGCTAACAAAAATAACAGAAGATATGGCATTCCTACAAGAGTTAAAGCTTAAACAGATGAGACAGTCTGGATTTACACCGGAACAGATTAGCAAGTTTAAAGAAGTTGACGATCACTTCTTGACAAACTGGAAGGAGTCTGCTATAGTCTCTATAGTGAAGAGAGCCCCCCGCCACTTTAAAAGCATGATACCGTTCTACGACTGGAACAGCGCAGTGCGGCACCTATTTAAAACCCTAAAGGGAGAAAACAACTAAGATGATTATGTTTAATAATGAAAACACAGATACAGACCCAGAAGAAGAGGAGATCTCCGAGCGCCAAGCAGCAATGTTAATGGCTGCGGCATTAGAGCAGCAAGATAAGGCACCCAACACCATTGGTTTAGTTGGAGACTTAAACGAAGAGTCAGCACAAGAGATATACCACGGTTTATTACAGTTAAACGGCGGCAGCATCTTTCCCAACCCTAGAAAGGAAGATGAAGACGAAGAAGAAGACATACACTTTCTAATCTCAACTGGCGGCGGAACCGTCTATGATATGTTTGGTGTTGTGGATATAATGAGGATCGTAAAAGAACGTCGCGACATTTCTACATTAGGCACCGGAAAGATCTTCTCTGCTGGTGTGCCTATCTTGGCGGCAGGAACCAAAGGCAAGAGGTTTATCACTCGCAATGCTCGCATTATGATGCACCGTTGTTCAGCCGGGAATATGGGGACGACAGCTGACATTAAGGCGACACACGATGAGGTGCGACTAATGGAAGATCAGATGGTACAGATAATCGCAGAAAGCTCCGAACTATCCGTGGGCGAGATACACAACATGTTTTCAAAGAACACAGATGAATATTTCTCTGCGCAAGAAGCAATTGAAATGGGTCTTGTTGATAAAATCATCTAATTAGTATTAGCAACCGAGGACATAAAATGAATATTGATACACTAGTTAAGAGTTTTTACTCTGATAAAGATGAAACCGAAAGCCTTATTAGCGAGGTGATGAAGTTTTTGCTAGTAGAAAAGGCTATGCCTACCAGCGAATCATTCGACTGGAATGCTATTCCTGAGCTTCCAATCTCGGAGTTGGGTTGGTCAGATACTCGAACAAGAGACACGGGAGGCCCACAGGCAGGGCAAAGAAAGCTTCTAGAAGATTATCTCAATCAGATCGAAGGAAGCACACTTTCCGAGAAACTTACGAATCTTAACGAGTTTATGACCAATCCCGATCTAGCCTCCAAATCCCCTGGAGACAAAATCGCCAAGATTCTGGGCTATTTGGTATTCTACAAAACCCTCACTCGCGTGATCACAAACTTTAACGCATCTTCAGCAGGCTTTAGTTTTGAATCCTTTTTGGCCGTGTTGACCGGTGGTGAACAGATCGCCACGGGTCAGGAAACTATTGCCGACTATATAACCCAAGAGGGTGAGTATGTAAGTCTTAAATT